TTAGCGTTTATTGATATTTTTAAGTTATATCAATAAATACTTAGGCAAGTCCACCAGTAGGCCAGCCAACAAGACCAGCACCTACACCGAAACCAGCACCTTGTCTAGCCGAACCACTTACCGAAGGCGCAAATAGGTCAAGTAGAGAGAAGGTAGCAGCAGCAACAAGACCGATGCATACAACATCAACTACTTTCATAACTTTACCGGGCATTACGTAGGCAGCTACGGCAACAACTAGGCCTTCTACGAAATATTTAAGCATTCTAGCAACAACTTCACGTACATCTAATCCTTTCATTTTTATAATATAATAAGAGAAAAAAATTTGTATTAAATAAATTTAATTAATATTGCAAATATTATTAATAATATTTTATTTAAATTTATTAATTTAAAGTTATTAATTTAAAGTTAATATATTTATAAAATTATTTAAAACTATATAAATTTATTATTAAATAAAATGACTGATAAAAATGTTGTACCTGTTAGTGAAGTAGATTACCTAGAAGAAGATGCTCCAATTCGTGGACAAGAATATGTTTGTTTATCTTTCCTTTCTCCTGAAAAAATTCTAGATAACAAAGATGTTTTTACATTTACTAAATTCACTGAAAATTTCTGTAAAGAAGTTCGTGAATTATTTGAAAACTTAACAATTAAATATCCAGATGAAGAAGATGGATTTAAATCTATTGCTGATAGATATAGATTCCTTTTCAATGATAAACATATGCAAGAAGAATATCAATACTTTATGGATGAAAAAGCAGAAGACCTTGATAAAGAATTTAGTGAAACTGTAGATTATCAAACAAATGTTAGAGGTATTAAAGTTCGTGGTTCTTATAATACTATGAAGGAAGCACAAATTAGAAGTGAAGTATTAAAGAGAAAAGACAAAAATCATAATATCTATATCGCACAAGTTGGTTGCTGGTGTCCTTGGGATCCTAATCCAAATGATATTCAAGATCAACATTATGCGGAAGATAAACTAAATACACTAATGAAGAAATACCGTGAAAATCAAGAACATAAAGATGAAGTATTCGATGATAGAAAAAATGAAATGCTTGAATCACAAAAAATGAAACATGCCAGAGTAGAAGAACAAAATAAGTTAGAAAATGTTGATACTGAAAATGTAGAAGATAGTGAAAACGTTGTATTAAATGAAGAAAGTACTTCTGGTAATTTAGTTCAGGATGTTGAGAAAACTGCTGGAGATGCTGTACAAACTGGGGAAGATGTAGCAAAAACTGTAACAGATGTTGAAGCTAAAGATGTAGTAGATGTAGTAAAAGATGTAGTAAAAGATGTAGAAGATGTAAAAGAAGTTGTTGCTGATGTTGAACAAGTAGTAAGTGATGTTAAAAATAAAGTAGAAGGAGTAATTTCAGATACAGGTCTAGGTGAAGATAATACAGTTACAGAAAATTATAATGAGAAAGGTGCTAGTAATGAAAAGGTTTTTGAAGGTTCTGATCCTTGGATGAGTAGAAAAGAAAATATTGAAAAAACTGAATAAAATAATAAATATTAATTAACATCAAAAGTTAATTAAACAAAATAAATATATTTAATTTATAATAATAATGAAACTTCTAATACTTCTTACATTATTTTTTGGAATTATTCTAGTAATACATGGTATTTACGAGGAAAAAATAAAAACTTTAAAAAAAGAGGTTAAGGTTGAATATAGATTTATACCTCGCTCATATTATGATGAACAAATATTCTCTAATCAATTTAGTTCTAAATTTAGTAATCTATTTGATGAAGAACAGAATGAATGGTCTGCAAATCAAAGATTAATAGATGAAGATCCTAATACTCAATCTAGTATGCAAAGTACTACTGCACCAAGTACTACTGCACCAAGTACTACTGCACCAAGTACTACTGCTCCAAGTACTACTGTACCAAGTACAACAACATAAAAATATTAATCATTTTTTCTAACATTAATTTTAGTACTATTCTTTTTTACTTTAAATCTTTCCATAGAAAATTCTTCATCATCTGAAGAAGCATCTTCATAATCATTATTAACCCAAAATTGATTAGACCCTAATTTATAATCTTGATGATTATCTCCTTTATACCAAAATACACAGTCTTCTAGTCTATTGCTATTAGATGTATTATCTATAACCAAACATTCATAGTTTTCTGTACATTGATCCATTACTTGTGAAAATACTTCAAATGTTGGAAACATACCAGCATAATTTTCATAAATTCTTTTTCTATTACCTACAATATTTTCTCTAAGAATAAATACAAAATCTATATTTGTACGTAAATTTGGTGGTATTCCTAAAGGATATTGCATTGTAATAATAAAAAAAAGTTTTAAATGACGACCATTCATAAACATTGCTCTAATATTTTTATCTTTTGCCCAAGAACTATCATATAAACAATCATCTAAAATAATAAATGCTTTAGGATCTATACGAGATGTTCCATATGTTGCACTTTCTTTATTTAATTTTTTCATTACTAATTTTTGCCGTGTGATTACATTTTGCATTAGTTCTCCAGATACCTCCTCATGAATAAAAGCATTTGGAACAAAATCACCATAAAATTTATTTGCGGACTCTGTACCAGATACAACAGTACCAATTGGAATATCTGTATGATAATACAATAAATCTTTTACTAAAAATGATTTACCAGTACCTCTTTTACCAATTAAAACTACTACTTTATCGTTTTTAATTCTTGTAATATCAAACTTTCTTAACTCTAATTTCATAATTAAAATTAATTTATATTTTATTTATTATTTAAATACGCAATTAGTTATAATTTACTAATAAATATTACTAATTTATTGTTTATTTTTTTATAATTATATTATGTTCATACCAAACTAATATAAATAAATACGAATATAATAAAAGTATACCTGGTTCATTCTTAAATATAAAAATACTTATAACGAAAAATACACACATCATGTAATATATATATTTTTGTTTTAGTAAATCTATATTATCTCTGAATACTATTAAGAATATTAGTATAATTAACATAAATTGATTTAATTCATTCGATATTTTTTCCATTTAATATTTATTAATATTTATTAATATTTATTAATATTTATTAATATTTATTAATATTTATAATTACTTAATTAAAATGGTGCTTCACCAACGTCAATCTCCTTAAATACTTCATCTATATTATCCTGTGTTACTTGTAATATACCAAATATAGTAAGTGAAACACCCATGAATACATATAGAGAATAATCTTTATTTTGATTATCATTTTTTATGTAAATTTGATCATCTTCTGATTGTATAGTATTCATTTTATCGTGATTAATTTTATTAAAATTATAAAAAATAACTGCTGTTAGTAATCCTAATAATAATGATACTAAAAATTTATTATTATATAAAATCTCCATTATTAATTTATAATATAAATTTATAATTTAAAAATATAATTTAAACTAATAAAATTGTTATTTTATATAAATGAATATTATGAATACATATGTTTTAATTATTGTATTGATAATTGTAATTATAATTGATAATATTTTATTACAAAAAAAAATAGAAAACTTTCAATTTGATTATGATAATTTACCACAATATGAGCAAGAACAAAATAATTCTTTAGTAAGATATAATACAGATATAAACAATAATTCAAATTCTATTAATAAGGCTATAATAGAAAGTAATAATGCTAGAATTATCAGTAGTAATGCATTAACAGCAGTGAGAGATATTAATACACAATTTGCGGATACTTTAGTTAGTGTAAATAATAAAATTAATAATTCTTCAGGATTACAAAATATTATTAAATATGGAGATAGTATAAGAATAAAACATATTCAAGGACCTACTTTTTTAAATAAAAGAAATTCAAGATTTACACATAAAAATTATTATCCTGCGTATACTTATTTTATAATAGTTGGTAAACAAATTGGAACTCCTGTTAAATATAAAGATGTTGTATATTTGAGATCAACAGTAGGTTCACATAGAGTTTTACAAAATAGTAGTAATAATAGATATGGTAGATTTTCTAACAATAATTTAGAAAACTGGGAAAAAATGAGATTTATATCTAAAGAAAATATTAATTCTACTAATTTTATAAAGAACAATGAACAATTATATATTCAAAGTCTAAAAAGCGGTGGTGATGGTAATAGATATTTACAACTATGGGGAGGTAATAGATATTTTAGAGATCAAAAATTTGATAATAGAAATATATCAAGACATAATTATTGGAAAACTTTACAGATAATATCATAATATAGAATAACAATACTCAATATAAACAAATTACAAATAATTTATTTTTTTATTACTTTATTAATTATATTTAATATTATATTAAATTAATAATAATGAACAAAAAATTAATGTTTTTTTCTATAATATTACTATCATTTTTAGTTTTATTTGTTTCAAATATTCTAAGAAAAAAATATGTAGAAACATTTATGTCATATTATGATGATCCAATACAACAAAATACAGACACTATAATAAAACCAACAAAAGAACAAATTGAAAAAAATTCAGGAATTATTGGAAATACTGGCGAATTACTATCTAAAAGACAAAATCAAATATTAAAGCATTTAGAAGAAACTAATCTTAATTTAAATGCAAATACAATTAAGATTAGTAATATGATAAATGATTTTGATGTTCTTCGACATTATGATACAGATTTAAAT